CTTTGAACACATCGCTACCAGCATTGTCAAAGGACGCCATGTATTCTTGTTTGAAGGCAAAGGATGAAAGTGTTTTCTTGGCAGCTTCAATCTCAGTTGGGTCTATCAGTGGATTGTCTTTGGTGGTGAAGTGCCAGGATTTCCAATCTGAATCTACTTCATCTTGCCCTAGTTTGAACAAGTCATAGAACCAGTTACGCCCCTTTGGAGTGCCAATGAACATGGCCCTACCTTTTTTGTCTGACAAAGAAGCCCTGATAACTTGTTCCCAGGCTTCAGGCTTAATATCCGCAACTTCGTCTAGCACCGCATAGGTAAGTGACACACCCCGCAAGGTATCTGGTCTATCAGCACCACGAACATAAATCTTTGCGCCATTGATGGTGGTTATGTCCATGTTGTTGATGTGACTAGACTGAATCACATCACGCCCAATCTCCATCAGTACATCCCAAATAATCTGCCTTGCCTGTCCATTGGTAGGAGCCACATAGAGAACAGCACTTCCTGCTGGGCAACGCAATGCTTCTATGATGAGAGTAGTAGCCGCCAAACGAGACTTACCACAACGCCGACCAGCAGCTACAACCTTAAACCTTGTTTTGTCAGCAAAGACTGTTTGTTGCCAAGGCAAAAGGGAGAAGTTGAGATCAGACATTCTTTGTTTCTACATCAGTCACATCTTGCAAGGGTTCTATCTCTACGCCACCGATTCCAGTGATATTGATGGTAACGGCATTCCTTTGCTTTCCTTCTTTCTCAAACAAGCTAACAGGAAGCATCCGATCCATACAGAGTTTGAGCATAGCTGCTTGTGCAGGATGTTCATCATTCATTGCAATCTCAATTGCTTTGTGAACGACATTGGAACCTGCACTGTTTATCAGGAGGTCTTTGAGTTCTTTGATGCGTTGAACTTCAGTCTTTGGCAGGAGAGCCGCAGGTCTTTCAGCATAGGTAGCCATAGTGAACTTCTTGTTCACAGCACCCTTTGGGCGACCTTTTTTCTTTAGGTTGTTTGGCAGTGCATCAATCACATTCATACTTTACCCAGTTATGGAAGTTTGGTGAACTATACATTGTTTGACAAGTGGGGTAAACCCTGATACAGTGCAATCACTCCACGGGGATTAGAACCCATCCCTCTATGCGGTTGAGCCGACCAAGTAGGATAAACAGGCGAATCATGTGGTCATCAAGTAGTCTCCTCTACCTCGGGATGAGCTAGAGCCTAGATGAACGGGGCATGTAGCGTGAACGGATTTGTGATGACAAGCAAATATACCCGTAGCCAAGATAAACGAGAGGCTCCCTTCCAAGGAAGGATTCCCGAAAAAACACGGGTTCAATAACTATTGTCTGTTACTTTCTACCACCTGTCTGTAGCACCTAATTCCTTCTATTTTTAAATCCAAACCTTGCTTGTTATCAAAAGTCAAATCTCACCTTTTTTGTGGATGGGAGGCACCACAAAATCTCTCAGCCCACACACACCCCCTCCCCCCCTACAAACCCTTAAGGGTAAACCCTGATAGGGTAACTACTGATAGGGTAAACCCTGAGAATTAATTAACCGACCGGTCGGATGGTTATGCGTAAATTGCATAAGCACCCTTACCGCACCACTTAGAAAATCCCTGATAGTAAATCCCTAACGAAAATCAAGCACTGATAGGATTATCCTATCTAATACTTTGTAGTTCATAGGGTAAGCACCTATATAAATAATGGGGGAACCTAGGGTTTGTCCCTATATCAAAGCATGGCTGATGGCGTTATATTTATATCACTAGAGCAAACAAGCACTAGTGATTCCATCAACATTCAATAGGCGTAAACATCATGGACTTTTCTTCCCTTTTATCTGAAGCAGTCAACAAGCCCGGGATTCTCTCCAAGGCTTACCAAGCATTCCACAATTACTCAGTGGGTAACCAAATGGCGGCCATGTCCCAGTGCGTGGCGCGTGGGATTGAAGTGGGGCCGATCTCCACCTTCAAAGGTTGGCAGGAAAAAGGGCGATGCGTCACCAAGGGACAAAAAGCCTTGGCGCTTTGTATGCCTGTCACCATGAAGGGCGAAAAGGACAACAAGTCAACTGGACAAAAAGAAGAATTCACATTCAATCGCTTTGTCTTCAAAAACAATTGGTTTGTCGTTTCTCAAACTGAGGGCGCTGACTTTGCCCATGAAGTCAAAAACCCATTGTGGGACTCTGCCAAGGCTTTGCAAGCCCTGTCAATCAGTGAAACACCATTTACCATGATTGATGGCAACTGCCAAGGGTATGCAAGTGGTCAAACCTTTGCGCTTAATCCAGTTGCAGCCCTGCCACATAAAACAAGGTTTCATGAAATGGCGCACATTGTTTTAGGTCATACCCAGGAATTCACCATGACCGATAGCGAAAGGACTCCCAAGGATATAAAAGAAGTAGAAGCAGAGTCGGTGGCCTATATCCTTTGCTCAATCCTTGGTTTGCCTGGACTTGAAGAGTCTAGGGGTTATATCCAGCACTGGTTACGCGATTGTGAGATCAGCGAAAAGTCAGCGCAGAAAATCTTTAGCACCGCCGACAAAATCCTAAAAGCTGGTCAATAAGGGTTTATCCTAATTGCATAGGGGCATTTTGCCCCTATCATTCAACTTCATTCAACTCAATAGGCTTTCAAATGAATCAATATATTACTTTCCCCAATGAACAAGCAGCCCGAGACTATCGGCATAATCATGGCACAGGTGGATGGATTTTTGTCCCTGAGTGCGACAAACCCACGTTTTACCCTTTCCATGATGTTATTTTGTTTCCCTCTGAATTTAGCCCTAGTGCAATCTTTAATCACCCTTTCACCAAGGGACGCACTGGTAAATTGATCGGGACACAATGATGGACTACCAAGACAAAATCGTTGTTATCGGTTCGGCCTTGGCTTTCATGGCCTTGGCTTTCATTCTTTATACATTTTAAAAGGCTTTAAATCATGCGTCATTATGAAATCATCCACACTGAAGACACACAAGGTTTTCACATTGTTTGTAGCGTTACATCTGAAGACTCTCATCCTGCCGATTGTTTTTCTTATGAAGAAGATGAAATGCGTGAGCTATGTCGCAAGATTGATGCGGGTATTTATTCCTGGTTTGCAGTCAGAGTTGAAGCATACAAAGGTGGGATTCTTTTAGGGTGCGACTATCTGGGCGGATGCCTTTACGATTCACCAATGCAGTTTGTAAAAGAATCAGGGTTTTACAGCGACATGGTGCATAACGCTGTGCAAGAATCAAAAGATGCCCTAGAAAAACTGTACGCCACCAGAGAACCCGCATAAAACCACAGACTGAAGGGCATTTTGTGCCCTTTGGCCTGGGCTTTGCCTGGGGTTCTTCAACTTTGAAAGGCTTTAACATGAAACAGAGATACATTCCCCAAGGGTACACATTGATCGCTAAAGATGAGCGATTTGGGTTTGAGGTTTACCAATCCAATAGCCCTCGCATTGTTGCAATGGCATTTGGTGGAAAGCGCACCAAACCCGATTGGCATTTCCAATTTAAAGATGAAACCCGATTGAAAGCCAAAATTGAAGAAACCTTGCAGGGTTTCATGCAATCGATTCAATTAAAGGCCGATTTAAAGGCAAAGCGCAGCCAACCCAACAATGTCCAAGTGGGCGACATTTTTAGGGCATCATGGGGCTATGATCAAACCAATATCGACTATTACGAGTGCACCAGGGTTATCGGCGCCATGATCGAAATCTGTGAAATTGGGCAAATGAGTGAAGAAAATGGCTTTATGTCTGGTGAGTGTGTGCCAAACCCAGGCCATTACATTGGCAAACCCATGAAAAAGAAGGTTTCAATGTGGAATGATGAACCCAGCGTGCGAATTGCAAGCTATTGCAGCGCTTACCGCATGAAACCAATTGCAAAGATTGGCAATAAACAATTGTTTGCGGCATCTCATTGGACGGCATACGCATGAAAAGCCCCGATTTTCCAATGTATCAAAGCCCCGAAATCGCATCACATTGGGGCTGCAATTCCTGTTGCCAACCCTTAGATGTTGCCACACTTGAGGATAGTCAATATCCGCCTGGAAGGGGACAATTTAGGATGCAGTGCACCAAATGCCAAATGTCAACATGGTTTGATCTTCAAAAGGAATCAACAAAATGAAATCAATAATTGCAAAATCATATATTGCCAACCAGATATTGAAGGCTGTGCCTTTGCCACTGGAAGGCAATCATAATGGCGAGATAAAAATCAAAATACATTCAGACAGGGGCGAGACTAATTGGCTCAATATAACCCCTAAAATCATGCGGAAAATTGAATTTTATTTGCTTGAAGATGAAATTGATAGGGAAACACCTTGATTTACACCACGCTCGCCCTAATCCTCCGCATCCTTACCCGCAAAAAATGAAAGGCTTTAAAATGCAAGTACATAAATTTTTTGACCCAAAATATAACCTTGAGTTTCCATACTGCATTGAGTTGATTGTCTCTGATGATGGCTATGATGAAGTGATTGAGGTTTTATGGTTTGCTACTGAAGAAGAACAAATTAAAGAGTTTAATATCTGGCTCAAAGACTACAAACCATACACAGAGCATTAAGTCAGCAACCACTAACTAAGACCCGCCAAGTGCGGGTTTTTTCTTGCCTGTTTTAAGCCCTTGCAAGCCCTTTTGCCTTTGCCCTATGTACCCTCAAAAAAACAAGCCCTTCTAGACCCCTTTAAAGCCCTTCTAGCGGCATTTTTTTGGTCAATCATCATCATGCCCTGGCAAGGTGGTGACAAGGCCCACATAATTTAGGTTCATTTCAGGGTCAAGCCCACAATTGTAAAAGTGCCCAGCTTGGTCAATGGCGACCTTCAACCCTTGGGTCATGTTCCCACCTCCGATCAATTCCAGAATGGCCCTTTGCTCAGGGCTTAAATTGATTTTGAAATCAGTCTGTGTTCTTAATGGGTTTATCTTGTTTGCCATTTACCATGTCCTGCCAATAAAGTGCCATAAGTAATGCCTCTGCGCGATTACCATCTTTTTTCCTGAGTAGTTTGGCTTCAGGCCAAAATGATCGGGCTAAATCAAGGCTTTCATTTTTATCTGCTGATAAATGAAAATGTTTCTTCCATTTTTGAGGCGTGACGAATGATAGGGGGGCAGTTAATTCGGCAACTGCTGAGATAACACCAACCGCCCTACCAAACTGGAAACTGCTTGCAGAACCATTGCCTGGGAGTGACCAGACATATTCCATACAGATTTGGGCATCTTCTTTTGGGTCTATTATTTTCAACAAATGATTTTTAAATACAAGCGCAAGAATGTGTTTATCTTTATGCTGTATTTCAAAAGAATCAAGATAATCACCCCTTGCATCCAATGCTCCCAATGCGCCAGATATTGAACCTGGGTCAATTCCGATCCAAATTGTCATATCGGGCTTTCATGTGGTTCGTCAAATCTGTTGTTATTCCAAGCCACAAGTGAGTCGGACAAGCCTCCAGTTCCTTCGCCCTGTGCCATGCTTGCGCCTTCCACCCTGGCTGCTTGGCAAGGTAAACAAGCCAATCCAAGGTCTCCTGATACAACCAAGGCTCTGTTGACAAGGTGCTGTGCAACGGCAAAGCCTTGTTTTCGTTGTTCAAGGATTTCATGGGCTTGGGTCTTGTTCATTGTGTGACCATCTTTTCTTTGAAGGCTTCGTAATAATCCCCTCGTTCAATTAGTTTAATCAAAACATGATTATTACCAACATTTTGTTGATCCATGATGAACTCTGCATATTGATCGTCCAACTGATAACCATCCATTGCTTGCTCGAATTGTTGCTCTGTCATGTTACTTTTCCTTTCAACGCATTTCTGATTTGTGCCATGATTTCTGGCGGTGGTGGGCCTGTGTGCTTTCTGTCTTCATCCAGCTTAAGTAAAGCAGGATCACGGCCTTGAATGGGTGCAACAGATACCCTTGCCATGTCGCCAAAGGTGGGCTTTGGTAAAACCCACTCAGCTTTGAAACCTTGCCAATTTCTTACAACTACTTCCTTCAAGGCATCTTCTAGGCTAAACCCAGCCTTGTCAGCTTCCTTTTGGATTCCATCAATCACCAACTGGGTGACCTGGGCTTTCTTTGACTTTCGATGATTTACGAATTCCTGCCAAACAGATTGTGAAACGCCGTCAGGCGTATTAATTGGTTGTTGGTTATTGGTTCTTGGTTTATGGTTATTGGTTGCTATAGGGGGGGTTATAGGGGGGTGTATAGGGGGGCTATCACCTCCCTTTGACCACCTCTTAGCCGCCCCACGCTTACCAGCTTCAGAAAAGCCTTTATAAACATTGATCTCTTGCTCACACCTTGCTTGGTAGTAGCCATCTTCATGTTGTTCAAACATATCCTGCAAAACACCTGAAACCACCACAGGGTCAATTCGGATGCGTCTTGCAACCCAAGTTGTGTCCAGTGGAATAGGCTTTTCAGTGTCGTAATACATATCCAAAAGACGGCGATATGCCAAATCTTCGTCATTTGATAAGTGCGTTGTGGCAGACCGATAGTCGCCTATGTGGAAACTGTAATAGTGCATAAGAACCTTACATCATTGGTCATCATCACAGAGGAAACATGGCAGGACGGTGATGAATCGTCTTTTCCCCCGCTAAAGGTAGCCCGTTTCCAAACATCATATCAGACTTTGTAAATCTGATTGTCGCCAAAGCGACTTGGGTACTTCAGAAAGTCATAGCAACCCCTGCGAAACACATTCCTCCGCAGTTCTTTACCATCATAGATTTCTTTGACAGACCCATTCTCAATTCTCATAGCTGCACCACTGATGGCCCTGTTCATCTCCATTCGCCCGTATTCAGTCAGATGCCACTTCTCTTGGTGATTGATGACATATCCAAATTGCTCCAAATCAGGCAGGTATCTTTGATAGTGAAACGACACAGAGTTGCTGTCTGTATGACTGTGGGTCATCTCAAGCATTGTCCTTGGGCCACTTGATAGGCGCTTAAGCAGTGTTCGATGGGTGAGGTTTAAACGCATTTGCTTGTCTCCAAAAACGCCAGTATGATGGGTTTTATAGTTTTATGCACTAGGGAAAACACCTATTCCACGCATCTTTTTTCTGTGCGACAGTCCTATCACTGCAATAACGCAGTGGTCAACAGGAGTTACAAATGCCAACTGATGAGGAACAATTTAAATACGAGTGCTGGGCAATAGTCCAAGAACTTGATCCAGAAGATATTGCTGATGCCATCCACGATTCTGTGGCGCTGGTAGAAGCCATCAAAGCAAACCATGCTGAAGATGTTGCATCAATCGTGATGAAGCGTGTTGAACTCAAGGTGCGCCGCAGGGCTGAACTACGAGTGTTTGATGTTGTCAAGACCCCTTGGGTGGATGACATTGAAGAACTCCAGGCTTACAGGAATCTACGCATTGAGCGAGTGCAAAAGGCACTTGATGAGCGCAAGATCATGGAAGCTAAAATGGATGCCCTATTTCAACAAATGTTTGATGAGTGAGGATGATATGAAAATGAAATCCAGACTTCAAGACATTATTAAGGAATACACCGATGAGTTATCACATGAGTCCTTTGATTCTTCTGAAGACGGCATTCAAGGCGATAGCATCTTATTTCGAGATTTGGACACCACTTCCCAGCTTCGATATATCGCAGAAAAAGAAAAAGAAGATTCCAGCAAGGATGACCTACCCTTCAGTCTCAATCACAGACCCTAGATTTGTATATACGAATCACGCAAACACAAACATATCTAAAACATTTGAAAAGGTTAAAAATGAGCGACTTCAACGATTACAGCACGATGCTAATCTCAATCGAACAAAAGACCAAAGCACTGGAGAACAAGTGTCTAAACAAAAACTACGGAGGGTTCACGGCTGACATTCAAACAATTCAAAGCCAACTCACGATGCTGACGATGTGGATAACACAAGCACAATGTGAACAAATTAGGGAAAACACCTATAGAATTCTAAACAAAGTCTGACAAAATTAAATCTCATTTAACAGGAGTTACGAATGAATGTATATCAAAAACTGAACGAGGCTCGTGAGCAATTTCACAAGGCCAAACTTAAAAAATCTGGACATAACAAATTTGCTAACTACTACTACTTTGAGTTAGGCGACTTTGTAATTCCAGCACTAGAAATCTTCAAACAAATTGGTTTGACTTCCATCATCAGCTTTGGCAAAGAAGAAGCCAGCATGACGATTGTGAACAACGACAAGCCAGAAGAAAAGATCATCATCACAAGCCCAATGTCTTCTGCGGCTCTCAAGGGTTGCCATGAAGTACAAAATCTGGGCGCTGTTCAGACCTATATTCGCCGTTACCTATGGGTAGCTGCGCTTGAGGTTTTGGAGCATGATGCCTTGGATGGCACTGTTGGCTCAGAGAAGAAGACTATTAAGCCCACAGATGGCGTGATCGTCTCTAAGGACAGGCAGAACATCATTGCAGATGTTGCGATTGCCATCGCTGACAGAATCAATGCAGATGACTTGATTGGGGCTTATGAAGAATACCTGGGAATCCATGACCAGGAGGAAAAGGTGGCGTTATGGGCATTGCTTCCAAGTAATGTGCGTAGTGCTTTGAAGAAACATGGCGAATCTTTGAAATAACAAGAAGATAAGTGTCATGGCAAGGCTTGATGATGAAGGATTTTATTATCGGTGTGATAGATGCAAAAACAAATTTGCAATGAATTATGACGATGATGATTGTGGTGGGGTTCATAGTGACGCATATTCGTGGCCTTTGCTAGATCATCTTTACGCTGGACGAGTAAGGCCAAACTTGGGTGATTTTTGCTTGAAATGTGCTGATGATATTGCCCCTCTTCTTCATGCCTTGCGTGACATTGATGAAGTAACAACATTTGCAAATAAACTGTCGAAAGCAATAAATGAAAAAAGAAAATCAGGAAATCAAAACAACAGGACAACTGAGAGAGCTACTTGCCAATGCTGCCAAAAGTGTCTTGGACGGAAGTTTGGATATAGAGAAAGCAATGACACTGCATAAACTTGCTAAAAACATTAGCGAAAGTTTGTATAGTGAAACTAAAATTGCTATGTTTAGCAATGAGATAGGCAAAACCATTCCTGCAATGGGTGACTTGCCTCTTGGTGGAAAAACTTAACAACATTAAGGTGTGAAAATGGAAAAGAAAGACAACTCTGGCGTTTTATTCAAGAACGACAAAAAGGAAACAGGCAATCAGCCTGATTACAAGGGCAACATCACTGTTGATGGTCAAGAGTATTGGCTCTCAGCATGGATCAAAGAGGGCAAGAGTGGCAAGTTCATGGGTTTGGCAGTCAATCCAAAGGATGCACAGCCTCCAGCGTCTAATCCACGCAAAGCAGTCATTGATGAGTCTGATCTGCCTTTCTGATAAACCTCACGGGGCTACGGCCCCAATTTAATAGGAGTTGACATGACAAAATTAGATCAATCTTGGTTTGGTGGTGCAGTAGAAAAGTTCTTTGGAACTGCGCCGTTTAAACTATCTCGCAGAGAAGACCCTGCCACTTCCCACATGGCAGCACAGGCAATCGACACCACAAAGATGGAGTCGCTTGTTTTTGAAACCATTGCAGCCTATGGCCCAGATGGTTGCATCTCAGATGATGTGCTTGCCAAACTTCCATTCCTGCCCTATTCCAGCGTCACAGCCCGTTACAAGGCGTTGATTGATAAAGGCTTCATTGAGGTCATTGGAACCCGTAAAGGCGTTTCTGGACGACTTCAAAGGGTTATGCGTAAGTTAGGGTAAATCCCTATTCCAATCTCTGTCAGACAAGGCAGAATTGACGCATGAACCAACAACAAACCAATCGTTTAAACGCTTTCTGGCAGGATGTAGAGGCTCACAAGGCTCTCAATCCATCCTTGCCAGAGAGTGCCCTTGTAATCCTTAAATCCGTGGCCCTGGACGCCCTCCTTGCCGCACAAGACATTGAACAGATAGGAGTGAATGATGATACAAATTGACGGAGCCACGCTGGGTTGGGCGCTTGAATATATTGAGTGTGTTCCTGATGATAGATACAACGCCGAACACATTGATCGAGAAGCACTAATCACTGCCATAAAATATGCATTTGCACAAGATTACGATCAAGGGGAAACACATGACAATAATTGAATTTGTGCCTTTTGAGTGGGTAGACGATGACTTCAATCCAGAGATTGACCGCATTGAGGTTGATTACCAATGGCATGAAGCAGATGATTCTGTTGGCTTAATCTCATATTGTGAGAAAACAGTTAAGTGGATGCGCTTTAACCTGCAAATTAAGGACATAACAGACGAGTTGTCCTATGCTGATTTGGCATATCTAAAGCATGAAATCAAGCATAACGATCAGGAGATTACAGATGAAAGAACCTGAAGACGAGGCTTTTGATGAACTGGCAAAGCGCCAGGGCGATTGGGGTCTGCAAGGCTCACGCAAGCATCAAATTCTGAGATATGTTGAAAACAATGCGCGAAATGAAGTGATTGAAGAAGTCGCCCAACACATAGAGAAATGCTCATTGGCGTTTGGCAAAGACACAATTCAATCGTTTATAGCTTATGTGAGAGGAATGAAAAAATGACACCCACAACAAGATTTAGATATATTGAGCGTATTGTGCCAATAAACGAAACCACTGGAAAACGGGTTCGCATCCTCCAGCAATGGTGGGCAGTAGAGCGTGATGGGCAGATAACACCAACAGGCGAATGGCGTGATATTCCATTGGAGCAAGAAGCATGACACAAGATGAAATCGACACCATGTGGCAACAAGCCATGCGCCAGTCTATTGAAGAGGGTGAGATGTTTACCCGCTATCACTTTGCCAAACTGGTAGCCGCCAAAGAACGATTGGCACAGCCAGAGCAAGAGCCTGTGGCGTGGATTTCCCCATCGGGCGCACTGTACCGAACCCGCTATCACGCAATGACAAATGCAGAGCAGTCGCTAACACCCCTCTACACCCACCCACCACAGCGCACAGAGCAAGAGCCTGTTGAGTGTAGGGATGTAATTGCTGTCAACTTGACGCATGAGGAACGCTTGGTCTTGCGGCAAGCCATTTGGGATTCAGTCGAAATTGTTGCTCAAGCCACCCCACCACAGCGCACATGGGTAGGGCTGACGGATCAGGAGATTGGACAAGTTTTCCAAGAAAAATGCACCAAGCATGGTCAATTATTAAACGAACGAGCGTTTCGTATTGCCGCTAGATGGGCAGAAGAAAAACTCAAGGAGAAGAACAATGGATAAACCAATAGCATGGTATGACCCAAGCAACGGCGCGGTCAGTACAGACAAAGACAGCCCTCTGTTTACACCACTTGGTCAGGTGTTGCCTTTGTATACAAAGCAAGAGCAAGAGCCTGTGGCGTGGATGCAAGTAACAAAATATGGAAATAAATTA